GCCCCCTTTCCAAACGCATATCCAGATGAAGGAGTCGAGAATGAAGTCAAACGCCGTGCCCGAAGGGGCGAAACGTCTGATCGATCCACTGCTTCTGCAGTGGGAGGTCTACCCGTACCAATGGGTGGATCTCTTCCCTATCAACTTCTATGGATTCCGTGTCAGCCGGTGCCGAACGTCGCTTAAAACCCGACGCGCGGTGCTCCGGTATCAACGGATGCGTTCTTGAAGGGGCTCCCTTTCACCACCCGTGCAATGCCCGTGAGGGCACGCACAGTTAGCCTAAGCCTGTGAAGGCTCGGCTGCCCACCTATGGAGGTTGCCATGCTCGAAAAGCTCGAACGAGAACTCCTGGAGTCCGAATTGCATGCTCTTATGAGCAAGCTTCGGGAACAGGGGATTGAGTTCCCCGAACTGACTGATGATCAGATCAAAAGTCTGGACATCAAGTCGCTCCGCGATGTTTCACGTCGGCTCGAGAAGCTGGCGCGTACCCCCGGTGGGAGGTGATGGCATTTCTGCCGTCACAATCATATGACTGTGGGATCTAAATCCACTGACTTGACCTACCCTTACGGGAACGGTCTCGCAGGGACCAGGTTTTCCAAGACCTGGTCTGGTGGGGACTATCCGAAGGTCGCTACGCAGAAGGGGAGCCCAAAAGCCCCCCCGAAGCGTGTGCCCGGATATGTTACTTCTCTGATTCGTGACCTGCCCGATGGTAAATGGGTGAAGATCGGAAAAGAGTATAGTGTTCCTGCTCGTCGTGTACGCCCACCAAAGCGCGCACGGCAAGAAGAACACCCCTACGACTGCACTGTGAACCACCAGGTATTCCCTGGTAGTGGTGAGCTGTTTACGCCCACCACGGGTCTCTGGAGTCCGTTAGCAACGGACACAGGTACGGCCCCCGTTCCAGGCATCACGAGTGCGTGGACCGCGAACGACGATATAGCCCTCCTCGGGAAACTGAGAGAGAAGGTTGTCGGTAGCGGTTTTAACCTCGGCGTCTTTCTTGCCGAAGGTCGACAGAGCCTTGGGATGGTCGCTTCTGCGGCGTCCCGTATTTATGGAGCTGTCAACGCTGCGCATCGTGGTAACTTCGGCCGCGCGGCCCACATCCTCACGGATGGTACTGAGCGCGAAATCCTGCGGAAACGCAGGGCAGTTGCTACTAACTGGCTGGAGTTGCAGTATGGATGGCTGCCGCTCATTAACGACGCATACGAGGGTGCAACATTCCTCGCAGACCTGCTTAACGTACCGATGCAGCAGCGGTACGTGGCACGTCGACGCGTCCCCGTTAGCATAAGACCGTCGTCTCCGAACTGGAGATATTCCAGCTCGTCGGCGGTCGAGCGCGGGCAGATCATAGCCTTTCTTAAACAGAAGGACACGGTCCTACTGTCCGGTCTAACCGACCCGGCCAGTATCGTGTGGGAGAAGATCCCCTATAGTTTCGTTGTCGACTGGTTTATACCGATAGGCAACTACCTGGCAGCCCATGCGCTCGCGAGAGCGCTAGTCGGCACGTTCGTGACTACTCGCACTTCTGTGTATCTTGCAGAAGGGCTCGTTGCGACGGGTGCTTGGACAGGCTTAGTGCGAGGCGACCTGGCCGGATTTTATTGGTTCCGGATGGTCACGTCACGCTCGGTCTCGACAACACTCAAGGTCCCCCTCCCTACGACTAAGCCACTCTCCAAGGTGGCCTCGTGGAGGCATTGTGCCAATGCAGTCGCATTGCTGACAACTGCTCGGGCCGGTTCTAAGCTCCAAGACCTATGGTCAAGGGCTAATGCCGGCAATTCGGTGATCAAGGACGCCCTCCGTGGGCGACGCATCGAGTACACCGAGTAACTTCCTCAACTCCTTTCGATTGAAAAAACGATGTCGCAAATTGCAAACATCACCGTCTATGACGGAGCAGCAACCCCCGTCTCGCACACCCTGGTCGCGATGAGTGTTACCCGTGAGAAGAACAAAATCACGGCACAGTGGCAAGAGCAAATTGCATCGCTCCCCACTGAAGCACAAGTCCGCGCCACCGCTACAGTTGAAAAGCTGAAGTCGGGCGTGACGAAGGTCGAGCTGCGAGTGGAAGTTCCCGTAATGGAATCCGTGTCCGGCAACAATGCGGCGGGTTACACCGCTGCGCCGAAGGTGGCGTATATCGACACCTTCATCGAGTCGGGGTATTATCACCCGCGCTCAAACACGGCCGGTCGGCGCCTCGTGCGTCAACTTGGCCTCAACCTGGGTGGTAACATCTCCACCTCGGTTGCGCCGGCAACGACGGGACCGATCCCGGAATTGTTCGACATGCTGGTGTCGCCTACCTAAGGCGACTAAGCGCGGTTGAAACCCGCGCCCACATTATGGCCAGCAATCCATCTCCCAATTTTTCCTAATTCAGGAGGCTATATGCGTGACTTTTCACGCTGGGATCAAACAGTTTCGACAGAGAGGTCTAATGAACTCCTTTGGGAACTCGCATCATGGCACCTCGCGCAGATCACTGAAGATGCTGCGGCAGAAAGGGAGCACCTCCGCGATTTTATTGGTCGCGGTGATTTTCTTTCTGTGTGTGACTTTCGCTTTCCTTATGAAAGGCTCGCCCCTCTAGACGCGTATCATCTACGGCAGGTCCAAGCGTTTTACAACAAACGCGCGGACATTGACGTAGGCGTCGACAAGGAGGCGGCCGCCTTCGGGAAGTTCGAGGAAGCCGAGCGGCTTTGCGCCGAGACGAACTCCATCCTGAAAATGTGGTCTTCCGGGAAATTTCAGTTTCTCCGGGACGTGGAACAGGTACTTCACCTGGCCCAACGTAAAATAGCCACACTACTAGGCGATGGGGTGCCCGCGCTCAGCGAATTACATATCCGCTTCGGCCCTGGTGCAACCACGCAAGTACAAAAAAGAACGGCGTCGGCTCGTGAGAAATTGAGCCAGACGTTCGCTTGTAGCGAGGATCTTCTCCCGGTAATTAGTTATTGCTTGGAGGAGATGCCTGGTTGGCTGCCTGGTGAGGCAGCCGACAAGGCCCTGGTACCCGTCGAGATTCATCGCGGGCGCCTCAGCTTCGTACCGAAGACGCTGAAGACAGATCGCTCGATTGCCGTTGAGCCGAGCCTGAACACCATGTTCCAGGCAGGTATCGGTAGTCACCTTGCCGGTCTGTTACGACGCGTTGGGGTGGACATCCGAGACCAGACGCGAAATCAGCGTTTGGCCAAGGAAGGTTCCTTTACCGGGGCTTTAGCAACCCTGGACCTAAGTAGCGCTAGTGACACAGTCGCACGAGAGCTGGTTTTTCACCTGCTGCCAGTCGACTGGGCCCTCACCCTTGACCTTTTCCGAACCGGAGAAGTAGAGTATAAAGGCCGTGTCATCAAGCTCCAGAAGTTTTCCAGCATGGGGAATGGATTTACCTTCCCGCTGGAGACCCTGATTTTTTGGGCGCTTTCAGCAGCTTCCGCGCAAGCGGCTGGCTGCAGCACTCAAGATGTCAGTGTGTACGGTGATGACATCATCGTGCCGGTTCAAGCTTATGACTTGCTCTGCCGCGTGTTACGTGCGGCGGGGTTCATCCCTAACCAGGATAAGTCGTTCGCTTCTGGACCCTTCCGTGAATCTTGCGGAAAGGACTACGTGTCGGGAATCGACATTCGCCCTGCCTATGTCAAAGGCAGTTTGTCCGGTGCAGATGCCTTCGTGTTGCACAACTACTACGTGCGCACGTGGCAGCCGGAACCAGCTGACATCGTTAAGACCTGGTTGTCCAAGGACCTCCAAATCTTTGGGCCCGACGGTTACGGTGACGGTCACCTCCTTGGTGATTGGACCCCTAAGCGCCATAAGCGCGGACGGGGGTATGCTGGGTATACCTTCGAGACTCACACCTGGAAGCCGAGGAAATCCTTTCGGCTGAAACCAGGTGACAAGTTCTATCCCGCCTACTCCATCTATGTCTCTTCATCAGAGGCCACAGAAGTGAGAAATCCGTATTTATCGGATATACATGGTCGGAACCCTGCCGGAGGCACGTTAGAGTACGAATCCCGCTTGCGCGGAGACCGTCTCGTTTACGAGCTGAAGTACAGGGAGCCTTCCACGCCACACTCCTTCGATGGGGAAGGTAACCTCGGCGTTACATTGCCGGGGAAGCGAGGGTATAAGCGGATCGAGATCTACACCTTTTGCACGCCATAATCCCGCGAGGGACTGGCACTAAGCAAAAAATGGGGACCCCACTGGGGTTATAAAGGGAGC